GGTCCCTGCACTGCACCTGGCGTCCGTCACAGTACTGGGTCAGGATCGGCTGACGTACATCCGGTCTGGAAAGGTAGTTTTCAAAAAGTTCATCCACGATCCGGTCTATACTCTCAAAAATATTCCTGCCATGGATCCATTTGTGGTCGTATGCTGTGGAGGATGTAATGGTGAAATCATAACCCTTATTCCGGTACCACTCTGTATAAACTCTGTTCAGAGTAAACGACATGATTGCCAGAACATTGGCACATAAATGATGATACAATATCCGTCCGGCAGTGGGTACCTGCCGGACTTTTTTATAATAGGAAGTTATTTTGTGTTTGCCTTCACATGTTCGATCACCTTTTTCCAGGAATCAATACCGCAGGTTCCATTTGCCTTTACGCCTGTGTTTTTCTGGAAAACTTTCAGGGATGTTTCTGTATCATCTCCGAAACGGCCATCCACGGTAACACCAAGTACAGACTGCAGCACGGAAACTGCAACGCCGGAATTCCCTTTCCGGATGATCGGAAGCTGTGCCTCAAACTTTCCTGTCAGAACTACTGCCTTTTTTGAAGTCTGTACCGGATACACTGCTTTTCCGTTCCAGTCATAGATGGTGTATCCCTGTTTCCACTCTTTCTTTGCATTCTCAAGGCTCTTGTATGCTCCGATCTGGCTCTTGCTGTCAGCCCAGGACTTTCTTGTGCGATAATACTTATCTACCGTCGGTGTGGCGGTCTTAGCTCCAATCAGCTGCTTGAACCGGTTCCAGTCACCTTTTGCACGGATTGCTGACGGGCAGTTCTTTGCACATACATCATAATGCTGCACAACTCTGTCTGCCGGGATTCCCAGCTGTTTCATAAGCTGTTTGCACACCTGGACTGTATTCTGGAAAGCTTTCTCATAGTTATAGCCCGCCTGGACGCACATCTCGATTCCTACTGAATTTCTGTTGTTGACAGTACCGAACAGCCGACCGCCGTAGTTGACGCCCACGTGCCATGCTCCACGGTTGTACAGAAGCGCCTGATACGCTTCTGTATCATCTACATATACATGTGCGGAATATCCCTTAAAGTTGCCATCATGCTGTGCTTTTGCATGCGCTTTCGCATTTGCACCCTTGGCATAGTTATCCGTGTTGTGAATTACGATATATGCCGGTTTCTGACCTGCATAGCTATTGTTGTTACTGATAAGGCTTGTGTTGATATTCATGGTATTACTCTCCTTTTCTGTTTTTGATGTCTTGATAGATAATACGCTATTCAAAATGCTGATGATTTTCTGACCGTAATTTCGGCCTGCTGCCCAGCCCTGCCCTTTTGGATTTTCCTGGATCCCGAGCCACTCCACATAAGGCGCACAGCCTCTGTTGACGTATGTATAGCGTGGATCCACGCAACGGTTCTTCAGTCGGTCTGTGGATGCGTAGGCCTGCAGGTGCTGGATCTGTGCACGGATGCCTTCTGCCGGTGTTCTGAAGCTGTTGCCCTTCATACCGGTTTTAGTTACACCAAGACCGCAGAGGTTATTCTGATCGAAAGTTACTGCTGAACCTGCAAATGTGAAGTTTCCTGTCTCCAGGCAGCTCTGAGCGAAGGCAATATCTCCGCGAACTCCTTCTGCAGCTCCTTCTGTGATATATAACAGAATCATCTTTGTGACCGAATCGGACACCTGCGGATTTACTTTTTTAATGTAGGCCCTCATCTGGTCAATGCTGGCCTGTGATTTTCCCATGATCTTTAACATGTTCTTCCTCCTAAGAGGACGATCACTCGCCCTCTGAATCTTCGTTTTCTGGATTGATATTAACTTTATCTTCCACCTGAGACTTTACATGTGTTACAAGCGGAATCAGAAATGTTGGAATTGTTACTCCCATATCTTTGATATTCTCCAGGATACTAATGATCTCGTTGCATATAATCCAGATTGCCACAATGCAGGCCACCAGGAATGTAAATGGTAAAGTGATGCCTGCAGTCTGGGAAGCATATAAAAGAAGCTGATCAATGATTGCTCCTACAATCACCAGGAGCCACATGCTCACTTTTTTCATGATTCCACGAATGCTTTTGTATGAATTGATATCCTCAGCTCTGTATGTAGATGCCATAAGACCTGTGGCATAGTCGAGAACATTGCAGGCCACCATAAGGAGGACCGGCACTGTCAGTACCCCCAGTACGGAACTGATCAGTGCAAAGATAGCTGTAAAAATTGCTTTGATGTGATTTTCTTTCATTATTTTCCCTTTCTCCGGTATTGCGCCGGCGCAATTTTAAGTATAAAAATAAGAGCCTTGCGGCTCTGCTCTGATTTTCATATTCTCATCTCCTATTCTGTCAGGTGTGTATCTTCGATGTACTTTTTGATTTCACTGATATGATTTTTCAGCTCTTTGTTGAGCACCAGGAAGTTTTTCTTGTTGTTCTGACTGATTATAGTTCCATCTTCAGCTACTTCCGAATAAGTGAAGGAGATTCTTTCACCTTCTCCTGTATTCAACGCTATAAAGCTTGTTAATACTTTCATATTTCCTCTCTTTCTTCGATGAGCTTTTCTGTTTCTGCGATATACTCATCGTCATATGCTATTTGTTTAAATCCTACTACTTTATCCTCGTCTTCATAACGGTTGTACTCATAACCTTTCTGTTTTGCTTTCAGCTCCCAGAAGAATTTGAGGCCCGGCGTACCAGTTACTATAAAGTAATCTGGAGAACATTCTGACACGTACGGATCTCCCTCACCGCGCTTCTGAAGAAAGACATAGTACTGCATCTCAGTATTAATCATCTCTTTCAAAACGTCCTCGATGTCGACGTAGCACTTTCCATCTGCAGCTATCTCTCCTGATCCGATATCTCCAAAGTACGGTGTCGGGGTTTCGTAACAGTAGACTCCTTTTTCTCCGTAGTTCTCCGTTTGGCGAACTGCCTGTTTAGTTCCGGCTGTTCGAAAACTTTCTGCTACGTATAAATCTCCGTAAATGTTTGTACATCCCAAAGAGTGATGAGCTCCGTCGTGAAAATCTGTGCTATCATCAACTACTGCTGCGTCTGATATCAGATCTAAGCATTTCCAAACACTAGTCCTCAGACCATTTATACCAAATGTCATATAGTCAGATGTTCCGGGGCCCTTTCGAAAAGTAAGACGTTTATTCTTGGATGAAAAATATGTGTCATAATAAGTCTGTCCGATGCCACTTGCAGGTTTTGTAGTACTCTGATGTGATATCGTATCTGATGAGATTTTGAATCCGGCTATGCTTGCTTTCAGGGAGTACAAATCGTCTACTTTAATTTTTTCCGCGGTTACACTATCGGCCGCAAGTGCAGCTGTGGTTATAGACTTGGACTTGATGTAAGTTCCATTCCAATACAGGTTTCCGCCGGTCATGTACATTCCCTTGATGTTCCCGTTGTTAGTTAACAAATTGAATATATCCTCGGAAGAGTATCCGTGTCGCACGTCTGGCCGGTAAATGTAGATAGTTCCATCGCCGGTGCTGATCGAGTTGCTTCCTCCGAATATAATCAAGCTTCCGGATGCTGCGATGCTCGTGATATCTTTTATGAAAGAAAACTTCTTCCAGGATGTTGTCAGACCGATGCTTTCGCTGGCCTTGTTAAAGGAGAATGTCACTGTCTGCGCTTTTGATGCCTTGGCCCAGAAGGTCACTGTATATCGGCCTGTGGCGTTGATTATCGTGTTTTCGTTTCTTTTTGAAGCCAAATAGCAGTTCGCTGCGTCCGCAACGATAGCCACTGCGTTTTTCCCGCCATCCGGATCATTCTGTCCTGTCTTGATTGTCCCGGCCGTGTTCCAGAATGCTTTAATGTTATCGTCAGAGAATCGGTATCCTTTGACGAGATTTCCTCCGGATGCTTCCAGTTTTCCGATTTCCGACAATGTATACGTCCGTGTATAGTCCTGTGAGTCTTTGAGAACCAGTACATCACAGTCATCCGCATGTTTTTTTGCATCTGACAATGCCGTGATACTATAGTTTTTGATAGTATCCATAGATATATCCGTGATACTGATGTTGCCCTGCAGGTCTATGATGCTTGCACGGATCTTGATCTGTTCCGCAGACTGATTGATCTGGCTGATCAATGATGCTTTATCTGCTTTACTGGCCCAGGATGCACTCGATGTGACTGTTGATACGATAGCGCTGTCAGTGATCTTCTGAGACGCTTCTCTTTTCCATGTCTCAAGCGCTCCTACCGCATCTCTTGTGGCGTATGTATTAGATACAGACAGTGAAAGTTCATCTATTTTTCCCTGTATCGCGGTATTCATGGTCGTAGTCGTACTATAGTTATCCTTCAGATTTGATTTGACCTGAGATAAATTTGAGGAGAATCCGTCTACAGTTGACTTATACTCAGCAACTTTGGCATCAAGGTCCGTATACTTTCCGGTTACGGAATCATATTTCGATGATATATCTGTATAAGTCTGCTCCAGTCCATCTACAGTAAGCTTTATATTCGCAAGTTTGCTATACATAGTAACCTTGCTGTTCTGCAATTCGAGGATTTCACTCTCGCTGATCAAGGCCTCTATCTTGCCTTTGACAACAGAAAAATTTGTCTCATTTGCCTGGAAGCGCTTCAGTGTGGCATCTTTGGCAAAAATGTTTATCTCTTTTTGAAATCTCGTTTTTTCTCACCTCCTTTCTGTGATATTAAATAGTAAGCGGTTCAAGGCCGATAGTTATATTATACATAGTGATGGCTCTGCCAAAACAGTAAGCGT